ATCAAGAAGCAACTAGTTCATCCTAGAGATGAGATAGTTACTCTACAAATGCAACGAGCAGTACGCAAGAATAGCGGAGAGTCCTGGAGGATTGCTCGCAAAGATAGCGGGACTGATATAGATGCAGCAGTAGGAACAGTTTTAGCCATCTGGTTTGTTGAGACACAAATAAAACCACAGCAGATGGTTCATTGAGGAGAATGCAATGGGATTTAGAGACAGACTAGTGAGCAGACTTGGCTATGAATTAGAACCAGTCTATGTTCCTGAAACAGAGAATCGTGGAGTAGCAAACACTGCACCAGCAAGAGAAGCAGTTAGCGTAACACCAACTACTGCACTTAGTCTTGTTGCTGTGTCAAGAGCCACTTCAGTATTAGAAACTGCAGTCATGCAGATACCTGTAAATGTTTACAGAGGCAACACACAACTTCCAACACCACTTTGGTTAGAAACACCAGACATTGAGAATCAAATATCTCAAGCAGAATGGCTTGGCACAACATTAATTCACATGGCAATATTTGGAAATGCTTATTGGCATATTCGCAGGGGCCCAAGAGGAATTGTAAACATTACAAACCTACATCCATCAGATGTAAGTGTCTCAACAGATGAGACAGGAAAGATTTATTATCTTTACAATTCAAAGAGATATTCATCAGCAGATATCAAACATCTAAAACTTTATCACAACCCAAGTTCATCATCATTACTTGGCGAAGGTCCATTGCAAAGACACAAATCAGTTTTGCGTTCAGCACTTGACTTACATAACTATGCTGATAACTGGTTTAGAACAGCAGCAGTTCCAACAGGAACATTAACAACATCAGAATTTCTTTCTGCAGATGTTGCAAAACAAAATAAAGAAGCATTTATTGCATCTCAACAAGAAAGAAGTATTGCCGTATTATCTTCAGGACTTAAATACGATTCAATTGCACTTAGCCCTGAGCAAGCACAATTCCTAGAGAACCAGAAGTTCATTACACGCCAAATCGCAATGATGTTTGGTGTGCCAACAATGTATCTTGGTATGGGAATTGAAGGACAAGGAATGACTTATGTCAACGGCAACGAAGACAGAGCAAAATTATTCCAAGATGGATTGCAGCAATATATTGTCCGCATCCAGCAAGCAATCACGGATCTTCTACCAAGAGGACAGTATGCTGAGTTTAATTTAACAGAGTTCCTTCGTCCAAACACAAAAACACGATATGAGTCATACGCAATTGGCTTAACAAATAATTTCTTGACAGTCAATGAAGTCCGTGAGATGGAAGGCATGTCAGAAATAACACAAGAAGAAGTCCCAGCAGATGTCGTTGAAGACGACGAACCTGTGGCCTAAAATGGAGTAATGACTATGAAAGATATGATTACCCGCTCATTTGAAATCAGAGCAACAGATGCTGAGAAGCGTGAAGTTTCAGGCATTGCTGTTCCATTTAATGAGACAATAGACATTGGTGGTGGATGGTCAGAGCGTTTTGAAAAAGGCGCAGTAGACCTAAACGCAAATGTAAAACTATTTCGTGACCACTCAGATATTATTGGCGTAGTTACAGAAATGGAAGAATCTGATGAAGGCCTATTAATTAGAGCAAAGATTTCAGAAACAGTTTTGGGAAATGAGACACTTAACCTAGTTAAGGATGGAGCAATCCGCTCATTCTCAGTTGGATTCATCCCAGTAACAGATGAAAAGAAAGACAAAACAATAATCCGTAAAAAGGTTGACCTCAAGGAAGTATCCTTGGTGGCATTTCCTGCTTACGATAAGGCTGAAGTACTTTCAGTCAGAGAAGAAACCAATCAGGAGGAAATATCCATGGAAAAAGAAACACCTGATTACACTTCAGCAATTCAAGAAGTTCGTAATCACGCAGAGGAGTTGGAGCGTCGTCTAGATGTTATTGCATCAGATAAGACTGTTTCAACACCAGCACCACTCTTCCGTTCATACGGAGAATATGTAAAGTCTGTAGCAAAGGGCGACGAAGCAGCAATTGCTTTGCACCGTGACTTCACAGGCGGAACAACAGCAGATTCAATCATGAAGAACGCTTGGGTTTCAGATACAGTTCGTATCCTAAACGCAGGTCGTCCAACATTTTCAGTTCTTTCTTCAGCAGCACTACCAGCAGATGGTAACAATGTTGAATACCCACTACTAGATACAGACACAATGGATGTAGATGTACAGGTAGCAGAAGGCGACACACTTGCATACGGTAAGATTACTCTTACTTCAGCAACAGCACCAATCAAGACATACGGTGGATACACAGATTTCTCACGCCAGGCTCTTGAGCGTTCAAGCATCAACTATGTTGACACAGCATTCCGTGCACTAGTTGCAAAGTACGCTGCAGTAACAAACGCTGCTGCTCGTGCAGAACTTATCGCTAAGGCTGGACAGATGAACACAGCAACAGTCGCATCATGGGCTGCTGATGAAGTCATTGGCGCAATCGCAGAAGCAGCAACAAAGGTAAACGGAGACACAGGTCGTGCTCTTGAAGTTATCTTGGTTTCAGCAGATGTATTCAAGGCTCTTGCAAAGGTAACTGATGACTCAGGTCGTCCAGTTCTATCTAATGCTGGCGCAACAGTAAACACATTCGGTTCAATCAACCCAGTTGGTTTGACAGGAACAATTCTTGGTCTACCAATCGTAATGGATCCATCACTTGCTGGTGGCTCATTCTATGTTGGTAACTCTGCAGCAATGACTACATACGAGTCAGCAGGCGCACCATTCCGTCTCAATGACGAAGAAATCACAAACCTAACCAATTCATTCTCAGTGTACGGATACTTGGGTATCGCAACACCAGAACCAAAGGCAATGGTTGTCGTAGCAAACCCGCTTGACTAATTACAAGGAGTAAACGATTATGGACTGGACAGACTTAAAAGCATATGTAGGTGCTTCATCTAACGATGACGCCTATGTTGAAGAATGCTGGGACACAGCAAAGGATTTGGTTGCAAGTTATATTGCATCTACCAAAGTTCCTGTTGGTGTGTTAAAGCGTTGCTACTTGGAAGTTGGTTCAGAACTATTTCATCGTCGTAACGCACCAATGGGAGTGGCTCAATATGCAACATATGACGGAGCACCGTTAAATACTGCAAGAGACCCTCTCGTTGGTGTGTATCCTTTACTTAACAGATATATGGTGAGATTCGGATGAATCTAGCAGAAGTAAGAGCAGACCTAGAAAGTGCCATCATTCTTGGCGGTATTTCAAAGGTTTACAAATATGTTCCAGAAAGACCTAATCCACTTTGTGCGATTATGGAACCTGATACTGAGTTCATTACTGTATATGAAAATCAATACGATGCAGATTATGCATCTAATTGGAAAGTACTTATCTTAGTACCTTATGCAACTAATGAAACAGAAACAGAAAATCTTGATGACACACTTGATACTCTTATCCCTGCGATTTGGGAATACACCTCAGCAACAAAATTAACCGTAGATAAACCATTTATCCAAGAGGTAAACGGTGCTAGGTTTTTAGCAACAAATATAAATATTTCAATTGACATTGAAGGAGGAAATTGATATGGCAAGAATAAAAGGCAAATCAATCGTCTTTGAAGTTGACGGAACAGAGTACTCAGGTCAAGTAAGTAATGTTACTTTTTCATCTGCAGTAGGAACTCTTGGTTTTGGCGATTACACAGACTCATTAGATTTCACATGCGCTGTAACTGGATTCCAGGATACAGCAGCAGCATCACTACATTCAGCACTATGGGCTGATCCAGGAGCAAATGTAACAATCTCATTTGCACCACATGGAAATGCAACACCATCTGCTTCACAACCATGGTTCACAGCCACAGGTTATGCAGAGACTGTCCCAGATATTGGTGGAGCAGCAGGCGAATATTTCGTCTACGACATCAACTTTATTCTAGATGGTAAGCCAACTAGAGTAGAATCATTCTAAGAAAGTAGTCATGGCAGAGGCAATAACTATTCAGGGAATTAAAGAAGTCACAGACTCTCTTAACAATCTGGAGAAAGATTTAAAGTCAAACATAGAACTAAATAAAGAACTAAGTACGACTCTATCTCAAAAAGCCTCTGCCTTGGCACCAAGACTTACTGGTGCTTTAGCATCTTCTGTTAAAGGCAATCCTTCAGCAGAGAAAGCACAAATCTTAGCAGGCAGTGCAGCAGTTCCTTACGCAGGAGTCCAAGAATATGGATGGCCTGAGAAGAATATAAATGCACAACCTTACCTAAGACCAGCAGTACATAACAACATGGGCTACATCATTGAGAAATACAATGACAGTATCCAAAAGGCAATAAAGCAATATAACTTAGACTAATGGAGGCAGTAATGAACGATTTTGATTTAATGAATACCCTCAAGTGGAAAGAACTTGCAGAGGTTGAAGAATATTTAGATTTACCTATGGATGAATGGACTGAAGGCAAGTCCAAAGCCAAATTAGCATTCGCTATGCAATACATGATGGCAAAGCGAACAAACCCATCCCTTACAATAGAGGATGCAGAGAATATGTCAATCCAAGAATTGACTGACATTGCTGGAGTTGAATTCACAGTCCCAAAAGAAGTGAATCCAGCCTAAGCAGAATGGCGGAGTTCTGTGCTGAAACAGGATATACGCCAGATCAGTTTTGGGATATGACGCTGGAAGATTACGGTGCAATTGTGACGGCACTTAACAGGAGGAACAAGAATGGCTAACCAGATAACGATTGATATTGTTGCGGAGACCAAGAAACTTACCTCTGGGATTAATGATGCTAATACACAGATTGACGGCATGTCTTCCAAACTTAAAGGTGCTGCTGCTGCTGCTGGTGCAGCCGCATCTGCTTTTGTATTAAAACAAGGCGTAACATTTCTTAAGCAAGGCATTGATGAGGCTAAAGAAGCCAAGCAAGTAATGACAGAAGCCACCACAACATTTGGTGCAGGCTCTGCAGCACTTGCAAAAATAACTGCTGATGCTGAAAAGTTTGGTAAAGAAATTGCAGTTGATAATGATGAGATTTTAAAACTTTCCGTACAATTAGGTGCTCGTCTACCTGCTGATTCAAAGGCTTTATCTGCAGAATTAGTTAATCTTGCTTATGATGTTCAAGCATTTACTGGTGGTGCTCTTGATGCAGGAACAGTAACTAATAAACTTGCCAAAGCACTTGCTGATGGTGAATTAAAAGCAACAGATTTACAAAAGATAGTTCCTGGTTTAACTGATGCACAATATGCACAAGCAGAAGCAGCATCAAAGGCTGGAGACAATCAAAAAGCACTATCAATTATTATTGATGCAGCACAAGCAAAATATGGAGATGCTGCAGAAAAGAATGTAACATCAACACAAAAGTTTGATAAAGCACTTGCTGATTTAAAAGAATCTGTAGGTACAAAGGTTTTGCCAATTGTTGAAAAGTTTATAAATGCATTAACAACAGTAATTGATAAGTTTTCTGCATTACCAGGGCCAGTACAAAATGTAATTCTTGCAGTTGCAGCATTAGTTGGAATTGGTGGGCCATTACTTACATTCCTTGCATCTGCAAAGACATCTTTAGTTACTCTTGGTTTAGTTAGCCAAGGAAGTGCTGCAGGAATAGGTGCAGCAACTATAGCAACTAATCTATTAAGAGTTGCCCTTGCAGGTTTGGGTATTGGACTTGTAATTGCAGCAATCGTATTGCTTGTACAAAACTGGGATAAAGTAACAGCAGCAGTAGGAAAAGTTTGGGAAGTAATGAAGGATGTTCTTCCAAAGGCCTGGGAAAAAGCAAAAGAATTTGCTGGAAAAGTTGTTGGATTTGTTAAAGATGTGATTGAAGCATATTTAGAATTACCAAGCAAAATGTTTAATATTGGTAAAGATATTGTAATTGGACTTTGGAACGGTATACAAAATATGGCTGCTTGGTTAAAAGACAAAGTAGTAGGATTCTTTAAGAACCTTTTACCTGATTGGGCTGAGAAAGCATTAGGAATCAAATCTCCATCTAAGGTTTTTGCTGATATTGGTAAGAATATAGTTAGTGGTTTAGCAAGCACATTTAATGTTGGAACTGCTGCTAAGGCTATTACAAAACCAACAACTACTGTGCCAAGACTAACTTCATCAAATACAATCTCAACACAGAAGCCAGGAATTAATATTACAATCAATGCAGGACTTGGCACTAACGGTGCACAACTTGGTCGCCAGGTATCAAGTGCAATTAAACAATATGGCAAGGTAAGTAATCAGGTGGCTTTCAGTGCTCGTTGATCAGGTATTTGAAGCATGGCTTTTTCCAGACCCATTAACTGCACTTAATTCTGCATACGATGAGGGCGAAAATATAACTGAAGGTATTCTTAATGTTGATATTACATCTGGAACAGATATATATGAAGGTCCACAACAACAAATTGATACTGGTCAGTTTACAATCGTAACTCGTAATCCTAATCTTGACCCAAAAATAAATGTTAACTTAAAATATGATTCAACAATTAAATTTGTTGATACTAGAACTGGTGAATTTTTCAGGGGATATGTAACAGATATTCAAGTAGAATATCAAAGAGAAGACAATCCAATAATTACCATCACAGGTACAGATATCTTTGGTGCAATGCAAAGAGTTGTTATTGACCAAGATACTCACGATGCAATCGTAGCATTAAGTACAGGACCAACCTGGAGTGGAATCACATTTACAGAATTCATGCCTTACATGCTTAATTTTACTTCAAAATATCTTGACCTTGACGCATTTGCTCCACCAGGATATCCTCAGCCTTATGGTTTTTGGTTTCCTGCAACTGGTTCATTTGGTGAAATAAATGTTGATGCTATGGCTTATTCTCCAGCAAAATATATTCCACAGGTTGGAGAAACATTTTTAGATGTTATTACAAAATACGCACAAACTAATTTAACTTATTTTAATTCTAAAAGTGAATTTGGATTTGATTATATTGAAGTTAATAGTTTTGTAAAATATAACCCAAATTACTGGACTCCACAATCAGACCCACTTACAACATATACAACTTATGATTTTAGTTCTGACCCTGCTGATGATAGGTCTTACCAATCAATATTAATTGATAATGGTTATAACAGAGTAATAAATCAAATAGATATATCTAATGAATCAAGATATGTGGATACTGGTGAAGTAAAATCTAATACATTAAACTTTACACGCACATCTGCGGAATCTATAGAAAATTATGCAATCTCAGCATCAAGCGTATCAACAATCTTCCCATCAGACAATGCATTGCCAGAAACAGATTGGGCTGATGATTATGCACAAAATATATTTCAGGTAGTTCAATTTCCATCACAAGAAATTAAGCAAATAACATTTGATAATGCAAGAACACGAATGATTGAAGATGATTTTTCATATTCTGATTATGAACTTCATAGAATAATAAGAATAAAACATCAAATTAATAATACTGAAACAATTGACAGAGTTTACGATATTGCTGGCATAAATCACAATATCTCTCCAGATGATTGGTCAATGACATTTACACTTAAGCCATCAAAACAAGAAGTTGCATTTCAATACCAAGGTTCTTTGCCAACATTAAATATGAATTCATTAACTGGTGATTCTAATTTTAATTTTACTGCAACAATACAAAACATTGACCCAGCAAATATAAATAGAGTTGTGTGGGCCTTAAGCGCAACAGATGCAAATGAAGTTGAAGCAATATGGCCATATGCAGTTGGTGGATACATGTTCAAGAATGGATTACCAAGAACTGGTTTAACACAAACATGGAACTTTGATGATGATGGAATTCTTGAGCCATATTCTTTTGATGGTGATTCTATTCCTACAAACATTCTTGATAATCGTTATGGTGGTTACGGAACAGGATTTTGGAATGTTTATGCGTATATTCAATTAACAAATGGTTTTTGGATTGTTCTTCAACAACAATTAACTGTTGGAACTCCAGCAGTAGAAGCAGATTTTGGTTGGGTACAAAATCTAACAAATAATTTTGGTCAGGTTCAATTTACAGATACATCAGTTAATCATGAAACTGGAGAACCAGATTCATATCTTTGGGACTTTGGAGATGGAACTACATCAACACAAAGAAATCCATTAAAGACTTATGACCCAGCACCAGCAACAACAACTTATACTGTTAGCCTTACTGTTTATGCTTACGGATCTGGGGGTACAAAAGTATATAACACACATAGTGAAACAGTAACACTTGCACAACCAACAATGACTCCAGACTATACATATACTATTTTAAACAGTACTGTAACATTTACAAATACATCAACAAATGTTGGCTTTGAAGAACCAGATGCATACTTTTGGGACTTTGGAGATGGAACAACATCTACAATTAAAAATCCAACAAAAACATATGCAGGTAACGAAGGCGAAACAAAAACATTTAATGTTAGCCTAACAACTAGAAATATTTGGGAACAAACAGCAACAGTAACTAAAACAATTAGTTTTACATTAATATTTAGCGTTGGAAATTATCCAGTTAATTCAATAAGATTTAGGCATCCAACTAATAGTTTTAGTGTTGCAAATAGCAGATTAACTCCTTATATGATTTTTGCTAAAGCATTAACTTCAGAAACACAATCTAATTTATTATATTTAAGACCACTAACACTAACTACTTCTGGACCTTTGGAATGGTGGAATGCAAGTGGAACTACTGGATATGACAGTTATAATTTAACAAGAGACCCATCAATTACACCAACTTCTTCGTATGGATTATCTCCTAGAAAAACAACAAGTGGCAACTATTCATTTAATTTTCAAGGAACACTTGCTTCTCCAGCATATAACTTAAAAGATTTTTCTTTAATTGCAAGAGATACTGAATTACAGTATGAGACACAGGGTGGTCCAAATGGCAATTATCTAACAATATTTGTTGACATAATGACTAATTTAGGTTGGACAGAAGTTGGTTTTATTCCACTAGGAAGAGGTCCAATGGGAAAGGTTCCACTTGGTTCCTCACCAGTTATAACCGAAGCAGTAAAAAAGTTTGTACCAACAAGAGTATTGCCAATAAATACATTGGCATTTAACTATACAATTCCTAACAATAATTTTACAGTAAACTTTACAACTTCATTGCCAGGGCCCTGGTTATGGAATTTTGGTGATGGCACAACTTCTACATTGCAAAACCCTACAAAAACATATTCTACTAGAGGAACATACTTTGTAAATCTTAACGGGATAACAGAACCAGTTAAGGTTATTCCTTTTAGTGGTTATCCTTTTAGATATATAAGAATTAAACAAAAGTTGCATGACGGAACACATCCTTTTGATACACCTTTTATTGCTAACTTTAAACTTCAAAGTAATGCGGGTGCATATGAAACTCCAATAGCATATACAAATGCTCAAGAAGTTAGGTCAAGAAGAATTAGTTCTGCTAACACAAGTTGGATGTTAGGATATACTGGAGCAACAACTTTTGACCCATTGGGTACATTAAATTTTGCTGGCCCTCGTTTAAACTATACTACTCCACCTTTTCCTCCAGTAGGTAGTGGTGGTGGACCTGCTATTAATGGATTAAGAGTTAGAACAAATAATGCAAATAATACTTCTGAATGGGATGTTGTTATAGATTATGAAGAGCCTGGTGGAATTATTACTAGAATTCATGACATAACAATGGATTTAGCAATACCTACTGTTACTGGATATGCGCCAACTGTTGCAGCAGGAATTTCTTACGAAATATTTACAACTCCTTATGTTGGAACTTTTAGTTCTTCAACTGACCCAGATTTAATTTATCCTGGACAAAGTTGGACAAAAATTGGAGAAATTAATCCAACTGGAATGTTACAAGACAGATTAACAACTTATAGCATGACCCCTATGTAAATTTCTAGACTGCCTCTAGAAAAAGCAGAGCCCTTCCAATAACCGTCTAATTGAGGAAGGGCTTTGTTGATTAATCTTCTAGGCTTGGTTGCACCTCTGGCAGTAGTTCTACCTCAACCTTTTTAGGTTCTTTCTTCTTAACTTTAGGACGCTTTGTTTCGTAATCCCAATCCTTTACAGGAATGAGTTTGCCGTTGTAATATACATTTTTAGCCATGATGCTCCTTTTCAGCAAGCAGTTTATAGATATCGTCTACTCGCTTTTCTAATCGTGTTACCTGATCTTTTATGCTGGACCCAGAGTTTGGCTTAAGTTCAGATAGGAACTTGGTTATCATCCATTTGGAGAACGCAAAAAAGGCTCCAAGGACTGATACAGCCCCTGCGAAAAGGGCAGCAATAATTTCAGGATTAGTCAACATACATCAAGTATACAATTGATGTAGATTAACCTTGGGAGGAAATCAATGGAAACCCTGAATTTACAGCCACCAACGATTGAGTGGCGTGTCTATAGAAATGATACATCGCCTATGACTGTCTTATTGGCAGATAGTGAAGGCAGAGAACTTGACCTAACTGATTGGGATTTTGCAGGTAAAGTCAGAGAATATCCAGCAGATGCAACAGTAATTACAACACTAGCAATTGTTAAAAATGGAAATGTCTTAACAGTTGAACTAGATAACGAAAACCTACCATTGATGAGTTATTTTGATATTGAAGGAACTAATAGTGTGAATGCCAAGGTTTCCACAGTTCTTAGAGGACAAATTCTTATAGAAGAGGATGTAACACGATGACTATTTCAACATTATCCACAGGGCAAGTCACAATTGTTTCGCCCTCAGAAATTAAAGTATTAGCAGCAGGATTAGAAGTTGTTGCAGGTCCTCAAGGTCCACAGGGTCCACAGGGTCCTCAAGGACCACAGGGAGCACAAGGTCCTCAAGGAATCCAAGGTGTAAAAGGCGATAAAGGTGACACTGGCAATACTGGTGCACAAGGTCCTCAAGGTGCACAAGGACCACAAGGAATTCAAGGACCACAAGGTGTCAAAGGAGACACTGGAAATACTGGAGCAACAGGACCACAAGGGCCACAAGGTCCACAAGGCGCAGAAGGCCCACAAGGTGAACCAGGTCCTCAAGGTCCTCAAGGTATTCAGGGAGAAGTAGGACCACAAGGTATTGAAGGTCCACAGGGTCCACAAGGTATTCAAGGAGAACAAGGCCCACAAGGTATTCAGGGACTTAAAGGCGATAAAGGAGACCAAGGTGATCCTGGTCTTGATGGCGATAAATATGCAACAACATCTACAACATCATTATTGATTGGCAATGGAACAAAAACATTAACTCTTGTTGATACAAATGTTGACTATACTCCAGCACAATCAGTAATTATTGCTTATGATGCAAACAATCACATGACTGGTAATGTTATAAGTTATACACAAGGAACAGGTGTTTTAGTTGTTGATGTTACACATCACACAGGTTCAGGAACATATACATCTTGGACTGTTAATCTTAATGGCGCAGTTGGTATTCAAGGTCCGCAAGGTCCTCAAGGAATTCAAGGTGAGCCAGGTCCTCAAGGGCCACAAGGCATTCAAGGTGAGCAAGGTATTCAAGGACCTCAAGGAATTCAAGGTGAACAAGGAATTCAAGGTGAGACTGGACCTCAAGGCCCACAGGGACCGCAAGGTGAAGAAGGTCCACAAGGTGATGTAGGACCACAGGGACCTCAAGGTATTCAGGGAGAAACAGGTCCACAAGGCCCTCAAGGTAACACTGGCCCACAAGGACCTCAAGGAGAAACAGGACCGCAAGGACCGCAAGGAATTCAGGGTATCCAAGGAGAAACAGGTGCTACAGGAGCAACAGGTCCTGCAGGAGCAGATGCATCAGTAATTGTACAAACCAGCAATATTAAATTTACTGGAGTAGGTGCATTAGATGCAATTCAAGCAGGAGCAACAAACAATGTGGCTCTTGGTTTTTCTGCTCTTGATGGTGTAACAACTGGTGATGATAATATTGCTATTGGTACAAATGCACAACAATCAAATAATACTACTACTAATATTGCAATAGGCTCAAATGCTTTACAAAACAATACTCAATCAAATATTATCGCTATCGGTTATGATGCATTAAAAGTTAATACTGGAATTGGTAATTTAGCAATTGGTAATAATGCATTAGCAGCCAATACAACTGGTACTGGAAATGTTGCTCTTGGATTTAATGCTCTTGCATCCAATACAACTGGAATTAATAACCAAGCACAAGGTGAAGGTGCTTTAAGATACTCAACAAGTGCTAGTACTAACACTGCTCTAGGAAATATCGCAGGTGGTTTAACAACTGGTTCATCTAATACTTTTGTTGGTGCAGCAGCAATGAATCACAATGTTTCTGGAAATCAAAATACAATGATAGGACATCAGGCTGGAGCACTTATTTCAGACAATGTTGCAACACTTGGAACAATTGTTCCTGGTTCTAACTATACTGATGGAACTTACAGTGCATTCTTAACATCAAATGGTGTTACTCCTGTTGCTCCTAGTCCAATGCCTGCAACAATTGTTGTATCTGGTGGAGGAGTTACAAGCGTAACCCTTACTGGATTTAAAGGTTCTGTAACAACTTCAACAGTATTAGTTCTTAGTGCTACAGGTCTTCCTGCAGGACTTGCTACAGGTTCAGGATTTAGCGTTCCTGTAGCCACAGTAAATACAACTGGTGTTAGCAATGTTATGATTGGAAGACGAGCAGGACAAAATGCTTATACAGCAAGCAGAAATACATATATTGGAACTGAAGCAGGACAAAATAGCAATGGTGGCAATGACAATGTTTTCATAGGATATTTTGCTGGTAAAAATGAAACAGGTAGCAATAAACTTTATATTGAAAATACTGCTTCATCAACGCCACTGATCTATGGTGAGTTTGACACTAACAGGGTAAAGATAAATGGTCAATTAGAATTACAGACCAAGACTCCTGCATCTGCAACAGCGACAGGCACAGTTGGAGAAATTGCTTGGGACTCAACATACATTTATATCTGCATTGCTACAAATACCTGGAAAAGAGCACTAATAGAAACCTGGTAGGATAGCCTTTAAAAGCCTTCTAAAGGCCTTTTTAGACACTTTTAGGGCGTTCTGGTGTTCTGATATCCAAATGCCTATTTAAAGCCCTATAAAGCCAGGAAATCTTGTATTAAGCCAGAGAGATATGATTCTCAGGAAACTCTCAGTAAATTGTTATAAAAGAGTTATAAAGAAAAAGGCTATTTTAGTTGCAAGCCAAGGGAAATTGGTGTATACTTAAATATATATAAGAAAAAAGATATCCTTATAGTTTTAAAAACTATCTTATATATAGTATATAGAAATATCTTATATATAGCAAGTTGACAAGTTGTTTGTGTTGTGATACAATTAATACATGAATACTAAACAATGCGTTAAATGTCAAGAAACCAAGACACTTGACCAATTTTATAAATTAAATCAAAACATTACAAAAAGACATTCCCAGCCAGACGGCCATGACTATTACTGTAAATATTGCAGGGTAGGAGCATCCCTTAAATCTCATGTTGGTGGTAACAAAAAGCAATGCAGCGTCTCAGAATGTGAGAAACATCATTACGCCAAAAATCTGTGTAGAAAACATTATGCTCGTGTACTTAGAAATGGCAGCATTGAAAGTAAATTTAAAATCATAAAAGATGGTATCTATTACTACAATGGCAAACCAGTTCGTACTAAAGAATATGTTCTTAATTACAAATATAAATTAAGTATAGAAGAATTTAATGAGCGTTCAGCAAATGGCTGTGAAATTTGCGGGGACAAGCCAGAAAGAAGCCTTCATGTAGACCACGACCATAAATGCTGTAATGGAGAAATCACATGTGGCAATTGTGTAAGAGGAATACTATGCAATAGATGCAACAAGGCTGTGGATAAGTATGAAACAGGTTTGATGAGGCCAGATAATCGTCTTTTGGATAAAATTAAAATATATCTGGAGAAATATAATGACTAAACGAGGCAGACCAAGAACAAAGCATGTAGCCGTATGGGAAGAAAAATACTATAAACTCAGTGATATGAGAGATAATCAGGCTATTAGAAAGACTGTAGAAGATAGAATCTATAAAGGTTTTGCTTCTCTATTTACCCTGGCTCATGAGAGAGAACCTAATCAAAAGGATGTTGGAACTATCAATAAACAGGTGGCTGGTATAATTGATAGGATATGACAGCACATCCCAAATATGGGTATTCTAATAATCCATTCTATTACTTAGGCAAATACAAGACTACCCAAAGGCCCAGGGTATGTGAAAGATGTACCCAATCAGCCTATTACTACCATGATGACTGGGGCTGGTGTTGTGCAGCACATCTCTTAGACCTGGTTAATATAGGTGAGGTAGCCTTTAGTTGGGAAGAGTATAGGGAGGTTTGGGATAGATGCGAGAGACTACTCCAGAGGGAGCCAAGGACATCTGGTACTGTGAACAATGCGGATGTGGATATGAGCGATGCTGTGACAGAGGACGAATCATGGGATGGGTACAGATAGATGGGTAGCCCCTATGCTACGGCGGAATACAAACGGAACAGAAAGATAGTCCTAGAGGCTAATAACTGGACATGCCATTACTGTGGTAATCCAGCAAACGAGGCTGATCATATACTTCCTGTAAGCCTTGGCGGTAGCAATGAAGTATCCAACCTATTACCATGCTGTAAACAATGTAACAGTGGTAGAGGTAATCAAACATTGAAGCGATTGAACTATTGGAATAAGCGATACTCATAGTGGACATACGAGGATATGATGGTTTGGATACTCTTAGAAGAGCGGACTTTCAAGAGCCTGTCCAAATAGTGAGACAAACCATCTCAAACCTTGATACGCTCATATGCCCATATCACAGATATGAAGGTTTGTCAATAGGCCCGCAAAAAAGCGGGAATAGAAAAGGATACCAACTATCCCTGGTAGGATAACAAACCCTATACCTGGCATATGCGGATATGCGGATATAAAGGTTTGAGATAAAAAGATATGAAGGTTTTTTATTTTATACGCTGGAAACCCTGTTAGAGTATAATAGAAACCAGAGTATAGAAATAGTAAAAGGAGCAATATGAGAACAGGTATGAGCCAAGGCCCTAGAGGTCTTAGAGATGTAAGTAAAATAAACGAACCACTAAACCTAGATTTCAGCCTAGAGGAGTCTGTCCGTAAATCCATCCTAGCAGCGACATGGCTAGATGATGTAGATTTGGGAGCAGCCAAAGAAGCAGTTATGCTTGCAGAGACTATGGACCAATTCCCAGATAGACGCCATCAAATAGCACCTATCCTTATTGGACTATTGTCAAACCTTGGTTTGCTAAATAACCGTAAAACCACAGAAATGTCTCCAGCAGATATGTTGGCTGCTATTGCTAATGGTTGATTGGAAGCCTACTTACTTTACCCTGCCACTTTCGCCAGAGTTTCCTACTGACGGCAATAAGGTAATAAATATATCTCAAACCTTATGGCGATTGCCTGAGAAGAATGATGAGATATTAGTATTAACAGACTGGCAGAAGTGGTTAATCCAGCATGTTTTAGAGCGTTATCCAGATGACTTCCACGACCCTTCTAAGGCTGGTAGGCTGAGGTATAAACAGGTAGTGATATCTATGCCTAGGAAGAACGGAAAGAGCCTCCTAGGTGCCTTATTTGCCCTTTACGGTATGCTCCTGCACGAGCCTGCACCTGAAGTTATCTCTGTTGCAGCATCTGCTGATCAGGCTAAAATCGTTTATCGCAGGCTAAAACACCAGGTAGATTCAAGTGAATTGCTTGCACATTTCTTTAGCAAATCCACGGAACATAGAGGACTATGGACTAAAGACGGTACAGGTATATATAAAGTTATTGCAGCAAAGGCAGCAACAGCACAAGGACTCCACCCATCCCTAGTTGTCTTTGATGAGTTGCATGTGGCCAATGAAGATGTCTGGACAGCCATGAGTCTTGGTTCTGCTACTCGTGAAGACGGATTAACGATTGGCATTACAACTGCTGGCGATGACACAAGTAATCTCTTAAAACATTTATACGAAAGAGGAATGGCAGCCATCCAGGGTCAAGAAGACCTTGAGAGATTTGGATTCTTCTGTTGGGAAGCACCTCAAGGCTGTGCTCTAGATGATGAAGACGCTGTGCGTATGGCAAACCCACAATTGGCAAGTGGAATCCTAAACTGGGAGTCTGTCAAGAACGAACTAGCCACAATGCCTGAACCTGACGCTAGGCGTTATAGATTAAACCAGTTTGTGTCTAGCATGAACGCTTGGATACCTGTTGGAGCCTGGTCTCAATGCCCTGAAGGTAGACCTACCAACCCTGAAGTGTTTGCAATTGAGAGAACTTCTGGTTGGGAATATGTCAGTATCGTAACTGCCCAGATGCAGGAAGATGGAAAGATAGCCACAGAATTGGTGGCATCATTAAATAATACTGATATTGATGGTGTGATTAAGGTATGTATGGAGTTAGCCAAATACGGAAAACCTTTCATTATGGATGGAAATGTATTGGATGACTTGGGTTCTGCATTGAAACAGAAGGGTCTTCGTGTGCAAATGACATCAAATAAGGATATGATTTCTGCGTCAAACAACACATATAGTAGAATTATCAAGAAGCAACTAGTTCATCCTAGAGATGAGATAGTTACTTTACAAATGCAACGAGCAGTACGCAAAAATAGAGGAGAAT